TAGTAACACCACATACGATTCAACCCCTGTACTATTCCTTGACGTTAACAACGGAAGAATAGGTGTAAACTATGATACTCCTCAGTATGATGTAGATGTTCCTACCACCCTGAGAAGCACACGAGTCCAAATTGATAATGTAGCAACTATTGATAGAGTTATTGCAAAAGCACCTGCAACTTTTTCCACAGTTTATGGACCGCTTAATATAATGCCGGCTACTCCTGGGGCTTACATGACATTCCAAAGAATGAGATCAGATGATTTAGATTTTAATGATAATACCATAAGCGGACTTAACACTAATCAAACAATTGAAGTTAGGTCTGAGTCAGGAACAGTAGATTTTCCAAGTGCAGCAAACATTTATGGTGACCTAGGAGTAACAGGTGACTTGACTATGGATGGAAACCTTAGTAAACTTGGCGACCTGACTATTGGAGACGAACTATATAATCCTGATGTAGGGGGCGGTTCAGGAGATGTTGTTGAGATAGTTCCAGACTTTTCACAATCGATTATTCCTGGCGATGACGCTACTTGGAATTTAGGTTCAGGAACACTTGTTGATAGTTCTGTAAGAAGATGGAACAATATTTTTGTAACAGATAATTTAACAAACACTGATACAGTATTACCATTAGAAGTTAGAGTAAGTGATCAACAAAAATTAGATGGTGTTAATAATCAAATTTTTGCACTACAAAGTAACGATGATATAATACTTGCACCGGATACAGGTATTAACATAATTGAATGGACGAAGTGGAATAATATAAGTGCATCAAGTACTGCTGCTAGTATCAGTGGTAATGTTTTAACAGTAGGCGGAACGATTACAGGAACATTTATACCAGGAATGTTACTTACAGGTGTAGGTATCATAGATGGAACTGTTATTACAGGCACTTCAACAGGATCAGATAGTGCTGGTACTTACACCGTAAACTTTAACTATGATGGTTCAGGATCAAGACCAGCACCTACAGGCACTATAGCAGTAACTGGTGCTACTGATGCAATAACAAATCTTACTGATATAGACGGCGGACCTAGAGAATATCCCGAAACACCATTAACTTTTGCAAATACGGGTATAGGTTACTTAAGGTTTCTTGATACAAATGCTTTATTAATTCCTGCTGCTGATGATGCTTCTCGTCCAGCTCGTCCTGAACTAGGTGACACACGTTGGAACGATCAACAAAATTTACTAGAAGTCTTTGCAGGTACTATCGAAGTAGTTACAGGCATAGGTGTTGTAACAGGATTACCTAATCAAACAGCAACTAGTTTAACAGGTGTTACAGATGGAAGCGGTGTTGATGCTGAATTTTCTATTACAATAACTTCCGGAGCAATATCTACTATAACTATTACCACAGTAGGACAAGGTTATATAACCGGCGACTTAATTACAATTACTGGTAACAATTTTACAGGAGGCTCTACTCCTACCAACGATATTGTACTTACAGTAGGTGCTCAAACAGACGACGGATATCAATTATCAACAGGTGGCGGTGCCGAAATCGACGTTCCTTTTATGGAAGATTTAGGCGATGCATACAGCCTAATACTGGGCTAAATTCTCCTTTTGGCTAAATACTTTTGTTAACGAAGACCATCGTTAATCTTTTACTGTGGTCAACTCGCAATGTAAGGTAGTTGGAGGGACAGGATCCCCGTGTAAGGAGAGCAAATGGCAATAGGTCGTATAAGTGGGCCGCTCTTAAAGGCAAATCTCATACGTAATGGCGTAGATTTGACTTTTAGAAATGGAGCAACAGACCCAGATATTTTATATGTTGATGTAAACAATGCTCGCATTGGAGTCAACAATTCAGCACCTACAGCAGATTTACACGTCACAGGAACTACAAGATCAACAAACATTCAAATTGATACTGAAATTGATATTGGTAATTTAAACATTACTGGTAACACTATCTCTAGTGATTTAGATACTATAAGTTTTGCTCCTAGTGGATCAGATCCTGTTATATATCACTCAAAAGTAGACGTTGATGATTTAAGGATAGAAGGAAATACTATTTCCACTACAGAATCTAATCAAAATTTAGAGTTTAGACCAAACGGAGCAGGCACATTAGAAGTATTGTCATCAGCAAACGTAGACGGTGATTTGTATGTAACTGGTAATGTAAACGTAGATGGCAATGTAACTATTGGCGGAAATATTACTATAGGTGATGACCTTACAGATTCAATTCAAATAAATGCGGCAATTAAAAGTGATTTGATACCTGAACAAGATAACACATTTGATTTAGGAAGCAGTGCATTTAAATGGAAAAATTTATTTGCAAATAATTTAAATACTGATTTACTATCACTTAGCACATTAGATGTTGGAGATTTGAGATTTCGTGATAACGAAATAACAACCACAACTGGTCTAGACTTACACTTAGATGGCAACGGCAGCGGCGGAGTAAGATTAGGAAACTTAAAAGTTACTGATAATGTGATTACAAACGTTGAACCAAATGCCATTACACAAATAGAACAAACAGGAACAGGGTATTTTAAAATTGCAGGTACAAACGGATTTGTACCTCCTAGAGGAAATACATCACAAAGACCAACTGCATATGCAGTAGTTGGTATGACAAGATTTAACACAGATACAAATGCATTAGAAGTTTGGTCAGGTACTGCTTGGGCAAGTCCTGCAGGTGCTTCAGGTGCTGTATCAGAAATTTTAGCAAATGATATTGCAGCATCATTTGCACTAATGTTAGGATAAGTATAGTATGCCAACAGTATTTAAAAACGAAGTAGTAACTGGAGTAGGAAAAACACCTGTAGATATCTTACAGATTATAGCAGGAGTTAGAGCAACAATTGTAGGTTTAAATCTAGCAAATACGTCAGACTTTGACATGGCAGTTGTAAACGTATACGTAGTAGATGAATCATCTACTGTTGCTAACTATGCTAGACAAATTCCTATACCTCCAGGGTCTAGTGCAAAAGTAATAACAAACGGTGAAAGGTTAATCCTTCCCGAAACAGCAGGATTAAGACTAGAATGTGATACTGACGATTGTATCGATGCTAGTATTAGTTACGTGGAGATATCATAATGAGCACATATTATTTTGGTCAGGCTGCTAATGAGTCACTTGGTAACAGTCCTCGTTATCTATATATGATTAGAAGAAACGATGACGGAGAAGTATTTTTAGAAAGAATTGATAATTTAATTAGTAAAGATACAATTCATCTTAATTTGCCTGGAAAACCTTCAGAAACTTTTGAAGACTTTGAACCAGGTATTGATTATTTTGAAGGAGTAAATGCAGATCACGAAGTTGAGGACGATAATTTAGTTTGGAGTCAATATAGATGGGATCAAAGAAGCATACTTTACTATGTAGATAGTAACGGTATGTTAACACAAAGAATTAACCAAAATTATGAATACCCAACAGGTAATTCCAGTTCGGAAAACCCTTGGAATTAAGGATATAGGAAATGGCAGAATTTAAGATAAGCAGACTTAGATATACTTGGAGATCAGGTTGGGTTACTGCAATTGTTTACAATAGAGATGATGTAGTTAGATATGGTGGACAAACTTGGGTTTGTGTAAGACAGCACACAGCAAGCGCATTTCAAACTGACCAAGAATATCTAGCAGATCCACAAGATTCAGAATTTACTCCTGCATGGAGAAAAATGACAGATGGTGTTGCTTGGCGTGGTAACTGGCAGACTGCAACTTTATATAATCCAGGCGATATCACACTTTATGGTGGTAAACTATACCTAGCAGTTACATCACATACTTCAGGATCTACTTTTGCAGCAAATGCTGATAAATGGGCAGAGTATGCTGACGCATACAATTGGGCGAATGTATGGACACCTACTACAAGATATGGTGTAGGCGATGTTGTTAGATACAATGGTAACACGTATAAATGTATAATTGAACACACAAGCGGTACTAATGATGACGGAACTGAAATTGGTAACAATGATGGTGATGATGATAGTACATTAGAAAATTGGGAAATCTTACATGAAGGAATTGAGTATGTAGGATCATGGTCAGACGCTACAAGATACAGACCAAACGATCTTGTGAAGTATGGTGGATCTATACTTAGAGTTACAAAAGGACACACCTCAGGTGAAGTAATTACAGATAACTGTTTTATAACAGAATTTCCTGGATTCAATTTTTATAATAACTGGAGTGGGGAAACATACTATGCAATTGGAGACATAGTAAAACATGGTGGATACATTTACATTGCTACAAGAAATAGTAATGGTGTAAATCCTTCAGCATCTTTTGCACCGCAATTTCCGCAAGACACATCATGGACTATCTTACATAAAGCAGCAAGAATTAGAGGACAATACTCCGAAAGTACAGCATATCTAACAGGTGATCTTGTAAGACGTGGCGGTAACTTATATCTTGCTTTAGCAGATACAGATGTAGCACAAGGCGATAGTTCACTAGCATTTTTAGATAATTCACAATGGGAAATAATTATTCCTGGAATAGCATGGAGAAACAGTTGGGCTTCAGGTGAAGATTATTCAGTAGGAGATATTGTTTTATACAGAGGTAATGCATATAAATGTAACTTCAATCATGATGCAAATACATTTAACTATCCTGGAGACAACGGAGAAGGTTTTTACTATTGGGATCTTTTATCACAAGCAGGCGACAACGTTGCTTTAAGTGCTGAAGGAGACTTGCTTACATTTGGATTCCAAAGAGCAGGTGATCTAAGTACAATAGGCACAACATCATTGCCAATAGGTGGCGAAAATCAAATATTAGTTGTTGATGATGCTAATTTTGTAGAATACAAAACCTTTGGAATAGCAAACAAATTCATTTATGTAGACAAAAATACAGGAGTTGATGACAGAACTACTAACAGAGGTTTTGATCCTCAAAAGCCTTACAAGTCATTGAGATATGCACTAGATAGAATTATGATGATGGATGACTATTCAAATATTTCTGTGCAAATGGGTACAGGATTATACGAAGAAGTATTACCATTGAGAGTCCCGGCAAACGTTGCAGTGCTAGGAACAGAATTAAGAAGCACAAGTATAACAGCATCTAAACCAGTTGCAGAATTAGCAGGTGATTTATCAAGTCATTATACTGCGCTAAGTTATTTGGCTACAATTATACCTAGCGTAATGACTAATATTGCTATAACTCCATCTACTTCTAATACTGTAGCACAAAATACTAATGCTACATTAAAAGGTGAAGTGTATGATGTTGATATTGCTACAGGAGAAGATTTAACATACGAACCAGTTCTTGCACCAGATGCACCTGATAACGTTGTAGATTTGATTACAGATATTAGAAGTTATTTAGATTATCACATTGCAGGCACAGGAGCAGAAGTAACAGTAACAGGATCAAACACTATACAAAATCATACAGTAGGTGAAAACTGGGCATGGTATAATTCAAGACAGATTCTTGAAGCAAACAGAGATTTTTTAATTGCTGAAGTTATAGCATATCTTACAGATAACGCAATCGCTTACAATTCTAATTATCTACAAGACATGATTAGTAGATATGTAGATGGATTTATAATGGATACTAGGTATTCAGGAAACTACAGTTCTTTGATAGAAGCAAGATATTACAGAAGACTTGTACAAGGATCAGAGCGCGAAGACATGTTTTATGTTAGAGATGCTACAGGTGTTAGAAACTTAACTACCAAAGGGTTAAACGGAGATTTAAATCCTGTAGGTGTAAACGAATTATATAGAAGACCAACCGGAGGTTCATTTGTATCACTTGATCCAGGCTGGGGTGTAGATGACGAAAGTGTATGGATTAAAACAAGATCACCTTACATTCAAAATGTTACGACATTTGGTACAAATTGTGTAGGACAAAAAATTGATGGTGCGCTACACGCAGGCGGTAACAAATCGATTGTTTCAAATGACTTTACGCAAGTTTGTAGCGATGGTATAGGTGCTTGGATTTTAAACAATGGAAGAGGCGAGCTAGTATCAGTGTTTACATATTACGCACAGATAGGTATGTTTGCAGAAAAGGGCGGTGTAATACGTGCTACTAACGGTAACAGTTCTTATGGTGACTTTGGTGCAGTTGCTGACGGTAACGATCCGACAGAAACACCTGCATTTGCAGAAGTTGATAACAGAACAGAACAAGCAACAATTGGTATTGCCTTTGCAGGAGAAGTTAACGATGAAATTCTTGCACTAGAGTATCGTAATGCAGGTCAAGAATATACAAACGCTACATATCAATTTGCAGGTGCTGGTACAAATGCAGAAGCAGTATTTGAAGAAACACGTGATGGCGGAATTTATCAAGCACTTGTAAAAAACAGACCAGGCGATTCAGGTGGCACACCAGGTGCAGGCGGATACCAAAACATAGGTAATAACGCTCAGTTTGGTGATGAAACTACATTAACACTAGCAACAAATAGTGATTTTGAAGAGGCTGATATTCTTGGGTTACGATTAATTATTACTTCAGGTAAAGGTGCAGGACAGTATGGTTATGTAACTGGCTACAACAACATTAATCAAAAAGCAACAGTAGCAAGAGAATCAGACGGGCAGCCTGGTTGGGATCATATTATTCCAGGATTTCCAAGTCAGCCAGCACTATTTACTGACAACACATACAGATTAGAGCCTAGACCAATTTTCCAACATCCTGGCTTCGAACAAGAAGTTGTAGACTTAGCAGGTGCATCTCCCTGGACATCAATTGCTTATGGCGAAACAGAAGAAGAATACCAAGGTGTTACAGGAACTGGCGGCGGAGACAATGTAATTGAAGATGCAACATTTGATGTAACTAAATTAGGAAGAAAATATGTTGCAAGTATAGTCAGCATTGGAGCAGGATATACTGTAGGAGCAACTATTACTATTCCAGGTGACGAACTAGGTGGTGCAACACCTGAAAACGATTGTTATCTAGAAGTTGCAGGGGTGTCTGAAGATAGTACAAACACTCTTACAGCAGTATCAGTAACAGGAATTGCACAAAGCGGAAGATTTGTGTTATTACCTAGCTCTAGCACTGACAGTAGTTACAGTATTGACGGAACTAATTGGACACAAGAAACTCTACCACAAGGCGGAGATTGGAGAGCACTAGCAGCAGGATCAAATAGATTTGCGGCAGTTGCATATAATTCTGGAATTGGACTTTATTCTAAAAACGGTATAAATTGGACAGCGGTATCACTTCCTGTAGATAGTACATGGACTGATATGGCATACGGTAAATCACTTGTAGGTAACGGAGACTATGGAGTATTCCTTGCAGTATCTGAAACAGCCGATAAAGGAATTTATAGTATTGACGGTGGAGCAAGTTGGACGGAAACTGAATTACCAAACATAGGAGATTCAACATTTAACAAATGGAAATCTGTAGCGTACGGTAAAGGAAAGTTTGTTGCTATTTGTGATACAGGAAACTTTGCTGCAATAGGTGAATACAACGCACTTACAGATACTTGGACATGGAATGCAGAAATTATGGATGTGATTGATGACTCTGCTACAAAAGAATGGACATCAATTACATACGGAAATAACAGATGGGTTGCTATTTCAACAACAGGTGATCTTTCATATAGTTATAATAGTGTTACTTGGTACGGCGGAACAATGCCTACACAAGATGGTTCAACCGCACACTATTGGAAAAAAATAGCATACGGACAAGGAGTTTTCTTTGCTGTAGGTGATAACGGATTAAGACCTATCTCAGGTGATGTTCCTGCTGATTTGACAACACAATTTGCAGCAACATCAGAAGATTGTGTAACTTGGACTACTAGAACATTAACAAATAAATTAGAATGGGATACTGTTGGTTTTGGTAATCCAGATATAACACTTACTGACTCTACTACATTTTCAAATAGTACAGGTACATGGATTGTTGTTCCTAAGAATAGTAGCCAGGGAGAAAAAATACTAACTGGATGTAGAGCAAAAGGAAGAGTAATTGTTGAATCAAGAAACATTAACGAAATTAGAATGTGGGAACCAGGCAGTGGATATGAAACTTTCCAACCTACACTAACGTTTGTTGATCCTAACAACACAGTAGATGCATATGCTGAGATAAGGATTGCTGATAGAGTACTTGCACAACCAGGATGGGTAAACAGAGGTTCGGGTTATAGAACATCAAGTACACAAGTTACTGTGCTTGGAGATGGTTTTGCAGATAACATACCTTCAGGACAATTTGTAACAATATCAGGTATAGTTGGACCTGTACCAGGACCTGGTACACAATTAAGATTTAGAGGTGCAACTGAATTCTATACTACACAGACTGAAGAATTACTAGATGAAGATGCAAAAGGAAACAAAACTGTAAGATTTAGAATAACACCTAAACTAACTTTAGATGATTTCCTTGAACATACATCACAAGTAGAAATTAGACAAAGATATTCACAGGTTAGAATCACAGGACATGATTTCCTTGATGTCGGAACAGGAAACTTTGAACAAACTAATTATCCAACATTGTATCAAGCAGCAACTTTTGTTTATGCTCCGGAAAACGAAGTTTATGAAAACAACGGTGGTAGAGTATTCTACACATCCACAGACCAAAACGGTAACTTCCGTTGCGGAGAATTGTTTGCTGTTGAACAGGCAACTGGTATTGTTACTATTAGTGCTGACTTCTTCGACTTTGGCGGACTAACAGAATTAGCACTTGGCGGTGTTAGACTAGGTGGATCAGGGGCAGTTGTTAGAGAATTTTCAACTGATCCTTTATTTTCACAGGACAGTAACAATGTAGTGCCTACGCAAAGAGCAATTAAATCTTATTTACAAAATAGATTGAATGTTGGTGGTTCGGATTTATTGACAGCGAGCTTTATTGCTGGTACTGTTAAGGTAGGTCCAGATGCTATTGGTAACGTAGCAAGTTTAGAAAACTTATTTAGACAACGTGCTGATTTTGAAGGACCAAATGCTGGAATATCAGGCAGCATATTAGCACAAACAATGTTTATGAACTCATTTGGAATTGAGTAGTGAGGAACGGTATAATGATGCATATTGATAAATACATAACAACAATGGAAGCAAAAAATGGCAGAGTTTAAATTAGGTAGAATTAGATTTGTCTGGAAGGGCGACTGGACAGGTTCAACGCAATATTACATTGACGATGTAGTAAAATACGGTGGAAAAACTTATATTTGTGCTGTAGGACATACATCTGACAACAATTTTTACACAGACTTAGACTTTGTTCCAAGTAAATGGAACCAGATGAGTGACGGACAACGTTGGAGAGACGAATGGTCTGTAAGCACATCGTACGCACTAAATGATGTTGTTAGATATGGAGGCAGTTTATACATTGCAAACACTGCTCATACTTCTAATAGTGCAGCATCATCAGGATCTTCCGGAGTTGAAACAAGCACAGGATTAGAAGCCGATCAAGCCAAATGGGATTTATATGCAGAAGGATTAGACTGGAAAGCAGATTGGGCAATATCAACTAGATACCTAGTTGGTGATTTGGTAAGATATGGCGGTTATACATATAGATGTAAAACAGGACATACGTCAACAGCAGATGCAGCACTAGGACAAGAAGCCGATACAGCATATTGGGATACTTTTAACACAGGTATTGACTACAAAGGCGCATGGGCACAAGCAACAAGATACAAAGCAAATGATGTTGTAAAACAGGGAGCCGGTTTATGGGTTGTACCTGCAGGTGAACATCACACATCAACAGCAGATTTTGCTGCTGACGTGGCAGCAGGATCATGGAATCAATTTGTAGAAGGTTTAGAATTTGAAGATACATGGAGCATCAGTACACCATATCAAAATGGTGATATAGTAAGATACGGTGGTAACCAATATGTTTCAAAATCAACACACACAGGAACAGTTCCAACTGCTTCTGGAAATACAGATTGGGATCTATTTGCAGAAAACTATACATTCTCAAATGATTGGGCAATTGGTACAAGTTACAAAATTGGTGAAGTAGTAAGATTAAACGGATTTACATATAGAGCTAAAATAGATAGTTCATCTATAACAGCAACAGTATCAGAAACAGCAGCAGGAACAAACATATTTACTGCTGACGATACAACAGGTATGGTTGCAAACATGGCAATTCAATTGTCAGGTACTACATTTGGAAATGTATTTACAAGTGCAACTTACTATATTAAAACAGTAGACAGCGGAACAGAATTTACGATTTCAACTACACCTGGCGGAACAGTATTTACACCTACGTCAGCAACAGGTACAATGACTGCTACAGTAGCAGCACTACCAGGAAACGCAACTTATTGGGATCAACTTAACGAAGGATTAAACTGGACAGGCACATGGACTGATGACAGAGAATACTTCAAAGGCGATTTGGTCAGATTTGGTGCAAACAATTATGTTTGTATTCAAAATCATAGATCAGAAGCAGACGATGGATCTACTATAGGCGCAGAAGGTGGCGGAGCAGATAATTCAAGACCAGATCAAGATGTAACAGGTAGTTACTGGAATGCGTTTACCGTTGGTAGCGATATAGATGTACTAAGTGCAACAGGAGATCTTGTTTACTATTCAGGAGCAGGACCTGCTAGATTACCAATTGGTACAGAAGGACAAGTATTAGTTTCAAGCGGAACACTACCTGAATGGAGAACACTAGGTGCAACAGATCAAGTTTATTATGTTGCTCCTCATGGTACAGACGGACCTGCACCAACATACGGAAGAACTGTAGATAAACCATTCAAGTCAATCAGATATGCATGTGAACAAGTAGAAAACGGACCAAGAAATCCTAACGCACAGTATCTATTAGAAAGAAATAGAATATTTTTACAAAGAGAAACTTCTAGTTACATAGAGTATCAAGTAGCAAATGCAACACCAGGAAGTATCTGGGAAAATTTTGACTTTGATGAATATAAATGTGAAAGAGATGTTGGATTTATTATTGACAGACTTATCTGGGATATTGGACACGGCGGAAATTTAAAAGTACGTGCAGCAGCGTTATCTTTTGTAAACGGATTTAGTGCAGACGGTGAATTTTCAGACCCATCAGAAGATAAAGTATATGGTGGAGCAGGATTGGCTGCAGAGGCAGAACAATCTGTTGCTGCATACGGACATTTAGAAACAATAATTAATAGTGTTTTGAATAACACTGCACCGGCAACAGCGTACCAAGACAGCAATGACTCAACAGCGGTAGCAGCACAGTACATTGATACTAACTACACTACAGAAGCAGGAGTATCGGCTACAATCGCTACGCTAATGAAAATTGTTACTGATACAATTACAGCAGGCGACACAAGTGCTATTCCTACAAGATTAGTACCTAATGTTACAATTAACGTTAAGTCAGGTAGATACAAAGAGATATTACCTATTATTGTTCCTGCAGAAACAGTTATATTAGGCGACGAGGTTCGTTCAACAAATGTTGCAGCACAACAAGAAGCAGATAGTAATACAGATGTTACTGATTCTTATTATTCTATAGAAACTTTAAAACATATTAAAGGATTTATTGGTAATGTTGTTGACGGTACATCAGTTACTCCTACTACAGGAAATACAACTTCACAAGATCAAACATGGCCTTTAGCAGATGACGCTGAAACTGCAGGAATTACATCAAAATTAGTTGATGTGATAGCAGAGCAAATTGATTTTAAACTTGGTGTAAAACATACAACCAACTTAACAGAGCCAACAGGTTATAATTCATCTTACTTGTCAGGATATGGTACTGCTAAGAAAAATATTGAGTACAACAAAAAATTCTTACAAGAAGAAGTTATACAGTATATTACAAATAACTTTCCTACACTAAAATATAGTAAGACAAAGTGTAGACAAGATGTTGGATATATTGTTGACGCATTTAGTTATGATTTAACATATGGTGGAAACTATCAAATACTTAATGCAGCAAAAGCATATTGGGATGGAAATAGTTCTACAAGTGCATTAAATAGCAATGCAGTTACACAAACAATTTCAGCATATAACTATTTGAAAGAATTGTTAGCAAAAGTTGCTAGAAGTACAACTATTACAGGTTTACAAAGTACAATTCCACAATACATGAATGCAGATGCTGGTGCATCTGTTGCAACAGTTATTGAAAATAACTTTGATATTATTCTTAACACACTTGCTGGAGATTCAACAGGAGCAGACTTACCGTTTGTTACTGTAACTACAACAGCATCAAATGTTATAACAACAAGTGCAGCACACAATTTACAAGTTGGTGATGCATTTATTCCATTAGAAGCGTCTAATAACTTAGTAAAAGATACAAAGTATTGGATTATAAGCACACCAGCCGCTAACACATTTACAGTTAGTGAAACATTTGGTGGTAGTGTGTTTACATTAACAGACGCAACTGGTTTAAGTGTACCTGCACACGTAGAAAACTATCCAGCAGTAACGAATGCTGTAAGTTCAACTACAGCACTTATCACCGCTGCAGAGACCTTAGATGCGCAGCAAGAGGCCCTTGTAACACTGGTTGACAGTTACATTGATACTAACTATCCTACACTTGTATATGACGAGGCTAAGTGTAAAAGAGATACAAGATTAATACTTGAAGCAGTAATGTTTGACTTTATGTTAGGCGCAGGCGCAATTAATGCAGACTCAACAAATTTTGCTACACATATTGCATCATTAGCATACTTGCGTAGTACTTCAAGTGATGTTTACACTTTAGGACAAAAGACTGCAACAAGAGCTGCTTTTAAATATCTAGCAACTGTGATTGCAGGCGACACTGCAACTTACTTAAATAGTGACGCAACAGCGGCAGCAAGAGTTGCGTTGTTGATGGATAAACTAGACACAATATTCTACAGTGCAACTGATGAAGGTGACGTTTGTGCAACTGAAATTAGAAATAGAGACTACGCTAGATTAAAACTAGAAGAAAACAGAGACTTTATTAAAGCAGAAGTTGCTGCTTACATAGACGATGCATTCAGTGGCACTATAACAAACACAACAATAACAACAGATGTTATTACTATAAGTGATACAGGTTGGTTGAAAAGAAATGCAGCAATTAAATTTACAGGTACAACCTTTGGAAATATTGTTGCAGGTACAACATACTATGTGTACGATGTTGTTAGTGCAACACAGTTTAAAATTGCAACTTCACGATATGCAGGTAGTGCAGTAACATTAACTACTGCATCAGGAAGTGCAAATGTTGAAATGTTGTACGATGAAACTGCTTGTGCAAGAGATGTTGACACTTATATAGATGCACTTAAATGGGATCTGCAGTGGACTTCCAACTACAAGTCACGATATGCTGCAAGATACTATGCAAATGCAGTTACAGGATCACAAGAAGAATATTTCTATTACTTAAGAAACGGAACTGGTGTAAGAAACCAAACACTAGATGGCTTAAATGGCGACCTTTTACAACCAAACGAGTATGGAACATCAAGAGTGTCAGCGGGTGCATATGCATCACTTGATCCAGGTTGGGGACCAGATGATTTCAGAGGTTGGATTATTTCACGTTCGCCTTATGTACAAAACGTTACAACATTTGGTAACGCAGCCATAGGACAAAAAATTGACGGAGCATTACACAATGGTGGTAATGATTCAATAGTATCCAACGACTTTACACAGGTAATTTCCGACGGTATTGGTGCTTGGGTAGCAAACAATGGTAGAGCAGAGCTTGTATCAGTGTTTACTTACTACTCACACATTGGATACCTGTCAACTGAAGGTGGAAGAATTAGAGGAACCAACGGTAACAATTCTTACGGTGACTTTGGATCAGTAGCAGAAGGATTTGATAGCACAGAAACTACAGGAACATCTATAGTAGACAACAGACTTCAATTCGAAGCAACAGTAGGATCAGTAACTACAGACGGTGCAGATAAAATTTTCACACTAGAATATAATAATGCTGGTTCAGAATATACAGAAGCAGATATGGGACTGTTTGGTGCTGGATCTGATGCGTCTTCAGAATTAGGAAAAGAAATTAGAGATGATGCAGTATTCAATGTTAGACTGCTTGACAATGTAGACGATTCAACAAATGCACCAGAAGCCGCAGGTAACTTTGGTGGATTTGGTTACATACAATCAGCAAACACTGCACAAGGTGGTACAACTACACAGATTACCATTGCTGCAACAGACAGTCAAACAAGTACAGCATACATTGGTATGAGAGTTTACCTAAACGGTGGTAATGGTATTGGACAAATAGGTATAATTGATACTTACAACTCAGGAACAAAAGTTGCTACAGTAACAAAACCTTCTACAGGAGCAGCAGGTTGGGATCATGAAATTCCAGGTACTACAATTTCAGCACCGGATGCATCAACTACATATGTAATTCAACCAAATGTTACATTTGGTGCACCACCAAGAAGCGAAACAGCAAGAACATTGGCTGCTACTACTACTTGGGCTGACTTACACTACCAAAACATTTTTGAAAATTACCTTAATACAGCACCGAATTCTACTACAGGATCTGGTATTAATGCTACATTTGATGTTTTCAAGAAAGGTACAAAGTATGAAGTTGTTTTAAAAGCAGGTGGTACTGGTTACGGAAGATTAGAGACAGTTACTATTTTAGGTACAGCAGTTGGTGGTGCAACACCAGCAAACGATATAGTGCTTACAATAACATCTATAAACAGTAGCACTGGTGCTATAGTAGAATTTGACAAATCAGGTACATCAAACGGTGGTAAGTTTATTGCTTTACCAAGCGCAACAGGAAACGGCACAAATGTTTCCGCAGACGGTGTAACATGGACAACAGGTGGAACACTTCCTGCAACAACTACTTGGACAGCACTTGCTGGCGGTAGAATGGATAAAGTGGTTGAAGCAACAAATTTTGTTACTGGCAGAGCATACACTATTACAGAACCTGGAGATACTCCTTGGTTCTCAATAGGTGCAAGTGCAATTTTACCAGGAACAATTTTTGAAGCAACAGGCGCAGGAACATTTACAAGTGTTGCAGGTAAAGCATCTGAAAATGATGAAAGAGTAATTGCTATTGCAGGTGGTACAGGAGTTGACGACACAGCATTTAGTGCTGATGGCGGAGCAACTTGGACTGCAGGAGGAAACTTACCTAGCACAGGAAGTTGGAATGCAGTTGGTTACGGTGCTAACTGTTGGATAGCAGTTAAATCAGGCTCAACAGAAGCAGCAATTTCAGAAGATGGTGGTGTTTCTTGGAGCGTTACTGCTGCTAGTCTTCCAAGCACAAGCACATGGGATAGTGTTGCATATGGCGGCGGATATTGGGTAGTACTTGCTTCAGGCACAAACAAAGCAGCATGGTCAGTTGACAAAGGCGCAACTTGGACTGCTGTTACTTTACCATCAACTTCAGACTGGAGCAGTGTTGCATATGGTAACAACAGATTTGTTGCAGTATCAGCAACAAACGGTACAGTAGCCGCTTACAGTATTGATGGCGGTCAAACTTGGACTGCAAGCACATTACCTTCAACTGCAGGATGGTCACATATTGAATACGGACAAGGAACATTTGTAGCAGTAAGTGACGGCGCAAACTACGCAACATCGACAGATGGTATTGTATGGACAGCAAGAACACAATCCGAAACAAACGGACTTGTTGCTACAGCATTTGGTAATCCAAACCAAGTAGGAATGTTTGTAGGTGCTAGACAAGGTTCAGGAAACGGCGGTATACAAATTAAAGAAGGTACAAGAGCACAAGGTAGAGCATTTGTTGCAACTGAGAAAATATTTGCAATTAGAATTACTGAACCAGGTTCAGGATATGCTACTGCACCAACAATAACTATTACAGATCCTAATAATACATTTGAGGCTCCAACAGAAGTTAGAATTGGTAAAGGAGCATTAGCTCAACCATCCTTTAAAAACAGAGGGTCAGGATATGTTACAGCAAGTGCTGATC